CCACAGAGGTTGGAGAGGGTTCTATTGTCGTCTCCATTGATAAAGATATGCTCCAGATACCTTGCTACCACTACAACCCAACTAAGTACACCTTAACTAAAGTAACTAAGTGGCAAGGAACTCAATTCTTTTATGAACAAGTATTGACTGGGGATAAGGTAGATAATATCATTGGCTTAATGGGTGTCGGACCAGTCAAAGCTAAGAAGGCCCTAGAGAAGTGCAAGACTGAAGGGCAACTCTTTCAGGTATGTATTAAAATGTATAATGGCAATGTAGCTAGGGTGATCGAGAATGCCAGACTCCTTTGGTTGAGACGTACACCTAATGAAATCTGGGAGCCACCTAAGGTATGAAACGTAGGTACTTAGGTGAGAAACAAAGTAATAGAACCAAGCTGGGGCACCTCTCTGGCTTGGAGGACAACATAGCCCTTCAGCTTCAAGGTCTAGGCGTTAAGTATAGTTATGAGAAGGATAAGATTAAATATACTATCCCTGAGAGTAACCACACTTATACACCTGACTTTATCCTAAGTAACGGTATCATCATTGAGGGGAAGGGTTTATTCTCAACTGCAGATAGAAAGAAACACCTCCTGATTAAGGAGCAACACCCAGAGTTAGATATCAGGTTCGTGTTCTCTAGATCACATAGCCCACTCTATAAAGGTTCCAAGAATACTTATGGTGGTTGGTGTAATCAGAAGGGATTTCTTTATGCGGACAAGTTGATACCTAATGAGTGGCTTAAGGAGAGAAAGAAGAAATGACATTAGTAGATAATGATCTGGGGTCCCAACTCTTACGGGCTAGCCCACCACCAATGACTAGTAATATTCAACCATATACTATCGAGGAGATTGATGACCATGAAGATTCCAATCGTATCTGGGCCACTCTCTTGGCTATCCGGCAAGCCTCAGCTTACCACTACCTCCAAAAGTGGAAAGGGTTCTCCTAGCAAGAAGAGTAATGGGGTCCGTATCTGGGGGGTGCTAGAGGGCCCTATAAGCTCTGAGGACCTTCCTAGTGATCTACCCTACTTCGGAGACGAGTATCCTTCCAACTACCTCAACGTCTGTAAGGTAGAGATTGATGGGGAGATTACTACAATTAATTATTGGTTTAGTGAGTTCAATGATGCCTACGCTTGGGTACAACACTTCAACAAATCAGTTGAACCTATCGAAATAGCTTATGCAGACAGTGATAACGAACAGACAGATTGGAAACAATAGAACATGGCAGGTAAGACAGCAGTTGTGTGGAGTTGTGCACATGCTGACCCCAGTGTGAGCAACGAAAGGTTCCACTGGTTAGGTCAGCTTATTGAGGATATCAAACCAGACTATACCATTGATCTAGGTGATGGGGCAGATATGAGAAGCCTCAATTCCTTTGACACACGTTACCCACAGAAGATTGTGTCTCAAAGTTATCAGGCAGATGTAGAGAATTATAATGAGTCACAAGGGATTCTATGGGACCGTTTTAGAGAGAAAAAGAAGAAAAGACCCTTTCGCATTGGTTTTGCTGGCAACCACGAAAATCGCTATAGTCGTGCACTAGCCTCTGACCCAAGACTTGAGGGGGAGAAGTATGGTATTAGCTTTAGTCATCTTCAAACTGACCATTGGTTTGATGAGTACTATAACTACCACAACTCAGCTCCAGCCATTGCTGACTACGATGGGGTATCTTATGCACACTTCTTTAGTGCAGGTAACTTTGGGTCGGCTGTGTCAGGTATCCACCATGCCTATGCACTACTCCAAAATCGCAACAGCTCCAGCACCTGTGGGCACTCCCACAAGAGGGGTATCTACTTTAAGGACGGTGCACACCCACAAGGTATCGTTGGCCTCGTAGCGGGCTGCTTTAAGGGTGCTGAGGAGGACTGGGCAGGGCAAGCCAACAACGACTGGTGGAAAGGTGTAATCATCAAAAGAGAGATTTGCAATGGTACGTATGAGCCAGAGTTTGTTTCTCTTAGTAGACTTAAAAAGGAGTACGGGTCTTGAAATACCAAGTAACAATGCTTATATCGGTTGACCCTGAAGCGAACTTCTTGGAGACCAACAGGGAGACAAACCTAGAGGTTATCCAAGAGCTTATACAGTATGCAATCTTTGATATTGATGACATTAAGGTTCATGATATTGATGTGATGGAGGACTAGGGTATGGTATCTGAAGATGATCTAGATGGTTTTGGTTACTATGAACAATCCAAACCTATGAAGCCACCCAAGAGTGTGATTGGTATGGTTCAGGAGTTCGTTAAGGTTACTGGGCAAGTCCCAAGTGCCGAACTCTCGGTGAAGCTTATTGATGAAGAGTACCTAGAGTGGCAAGAGGAGTTCTTCAATTACATTGATGAGTTGGATGACTACAACCCCGTTAAAGAGCTTAAAGAACTTTCTGATCTAGTGTACGTAATCTACGGGTATGCCAATGTACGTGGCTGGGACTTAGATGAAGGTCTACGTAGGGTGCACCAGAATAATGTAGGGCGTTGTGTGCAACCAGATGGCACAGTGCAACGTAGAGGAGACGGAAAAATTATGAAGAATAAGGATTACCCTAAGGTGGATTTAGGTGATCTAGTTTAATACCAGTACTATAATAGACTTAATGAAATCAAGGGGACTAAGTAAACTAATGAGTAATCAACTGCCTACAGACTACCAGACCTTCATTGCAACTTCGAGATATGCCCGATGGTTGCCAGAAGAAAAACGACGAGAGAATTGGGGAGAAACAGTAACACGCTATGTAGATAACATTGTAAACAAGAAGCTAGCTGAGATTGATTACGTTGGTGGGGTAGCTATAGATATTGAAGAAGCTATTCTGGACCTAGCCCTGATGCCCTCTATGCGATCAGTAATGACTGCAGGAGTAGCAGCTAAGCGTGATAATACTTGCATGTATAATTGCTCTTACCTTCCAGTGGATGATCCCAAGTCCTTTGATGAGGCTATGTTCATCTTGCTCTGTGGTACTGGTGTGGGCTTCTCAGTAGAGCGACAGTACGTATCTAAGCTACCTGATGTACCAGAGCGTATGTTTGATAGTGGTACAGTCGTTATGGTTAAAGATAGCAAAGAGGGTTGGGCCAAGTCTTATCGTCAAGTGCTCTCTCTCCTATGGGCTGGGGAGATTCCTAAGTGGGATACCTCTAAGGTTCGTCCAGCTGGCGCTAAACTCAAGACCTTTGGTGGTCGTGCATCTGGCCCAGCGCCACTTATTGACCTCTTCAACTTCACTATCCAAAAGTTCAAAGGTGCAGTTGGGCGTAAGCTCTCCTCCATTGAGTGCCACGATATTATGTGTAAGATTGGCGAGGTAGTGGTAGTTGGGGGTGTTCGTCGTTCAGCTATGATCTCTCTCTCTAACCTCTCTGATGACCGTATGCGTCACGCTAAGAGTGGTCAGTGGTGGGAGACACAAGCTCAACGAGGCTTAGCTAACAACTCAGTATGCTACACTGAGAAGCCTGATGTAGAGACCTTCCTACGTGAGTGGACTGCACTAGTTGAGAGTAAGTCTGGTGAACGTGGAATCTTTAATAGGGTAGCCTCACGTAAACAAGCAGCTAAGTATGGTCGTCGTAACCCTAACTTTGAATTTGGAACTAACCCCTGTTGTGTCTCAGGGGACACTCTCATACTCACTAGCACAGGTTATGAGCCTATCTCGGAGGCAGTAGGTCAACCAACTACAATCTGGAACGGAGAGTCTTGGGAACTTGTGTACCCCTATGAGGCTGGGGAAGCTAACCTATACCGGGTGACACTCTCTGATGGGTCTTACCTTGACTGCACGGACAACCACCGTTGGTGTGTAGGTAATGAGTTCGTTTACACGGAGGATTTGCAAGTAGGTAATAAGCTGGATAAGTTTGATATGCCTGTAGTAGGTAAAACGAAGCTGGAAATCTTCGACTATATGGGGGCATACAGCCAAGGTTTCTACTCTGGTGATGGCACTAAAGGTAACACTAGGTCTTGGTTGTATGAGCCAAAGTATGGTTGTGACAGGAGCCTCGTAGGTAGAGTGTACGCAGATGGTAAAAACACACACCGCCGTGTTTGGAATCATGGACCTATGCTGGACAAATCATACGTGCCTATGGAGAAAGGAGTCTCGCATAAACTCGCTTGGCTAGCAGGCATCTTAGACTCTGATGGAACTGTTACACGGGACAAGAATGGTAGTGGCTTTCAGGTTGCTAGTATAGACCATGATTTTCTCGATAAGCTGCGACTGATGCTAACTACCCTTGGTGTACGAGCTAAAGTAGTCTCCGCAAGCCCAGCTGGTAAACGTATGATGCCAAACGGAAAAGGGGGCAACGCAGAGTATGACTGCAAAGAGACTAAGCGTATTCTAATTGGTAACTACGATGCTTGGAAGCTCATGAACCTAGGTTTAGGGGCATTTCTCAATAGACTGGATCATAACGGTGAGGCCCCACAAAGAGATGCTAGGCAGTTTGTACGTGTTGTTAGTATAGAAGACCTTAACCTCCGAGAGATGACCTTCTGCTTTACTGAACCTAAAACTTCACGAGGTACTTTTAATGGTATTGTGACTGGTAACTCTGAAATTATCCTTCGACCGTATCAATTTTGTAATCTTTCGGAGGTAGTGGTAAGGGCTACAGACACCTTAGAAGACCTTGAGCGTAAGGTTAAGCTAGCAACTATTCTAGGTACTATCCAATCTACTTATACGCACTTCCCATACCTACGCCCCATCTGGCAGAAGAATACAGAGGAAGAGAGACTTCTTGGAGTATCCCTTACTGGGATCATGGATAACCCACTGATGACGACAAAGAATAGGGGTTTGGATAAGACCCTTGAGCACCTTCGTCTAGTTGCAGTTGCAACCAATGCAGAGTGGGCTGAAAAGCTAGGTATTGAACAGTCTGTTGCTATTACATGCGTAAAACCCTCGGGCACAGTGTCACAACTAGTGGACTCAGCTAGTGGTATTCACACCCGACACTCTGAGTATTACATCCGTACAGTACGAGGGGACAGTAAAGACCCACTAACACAACTTATGAAGGACCAAGGAATCCCTAATGAACCCTGTGTGATGAAACCTGACCACACTGTAGTCTTTAGCTTCCCAGTTAAAGCCCCTACAGGGTGTGTTACCAGAGACGATATGACAGCCGTACAGCAGCTTGAGACATGGTTGATGTACCAACGTCACTGGTGTGAACATAAGCCCTCAGTGACAGTATCAGTCAAGGATGAGGAGTGGTTCGAGGTTGGGGCATTCGTCTACAAACACTTTGACGAAATGTCTGGGGTGTCGTTCCTACCTCATGATGGGGGTAGTTATCAACAAGCACCTTATCAGGAAGTGGGTAAGGAAGGGTATGAGGAACTACTAGCTAAGATGCCAGAGCGTATTGATTGGAGTAAGCTATCCGACTATGAGAAAGATGATACTACATCTGGAATGCAAACTATGGCTTGTAGCGGCGACAGTTGTGAGTTTGTGGATTTGACTTGACAACAATACCAGTTATACCTTACTATTGAGGGTATAGAATAACATAACATTTAAGGTGGGGGCATTAAGTTGTCCCCACTTTATAAAGACTAAAGGCCCCTTAGCTCAGCTGGATTAGAGCAAAAGACTTCTAATCTTTAGGCCGTAGGTTCGAGTCCTACAGGGGTCACCAAAACTAATCTCTAGCGGGTGTGGTGAAACTGGTTATACACGTCAGACTTAAAATCTGATTCCTTAATGGAGTGTGGGTTCAAGTCCCACCACCCGTACCAAACCAAAGTCGGTGTAGCGTAATGGTAGCGCGTCAGTCTCCAAAACTGAAAGTCGGGGTTCGATTCCCCGCACCCTCGCCACTAACACTAAAACTAATATGCTTGCGTAGCTCAGTTGGTAGAGCGCTTGACTTGTAATCGAGAGGCCGTTGGTTCGACCCCGACCGTAAGCACCAAACTAAAGTTAATCTCCGCATTTCTTGCGGTGCATCTACGAGTTACGGAGTTGAATCGTAAACTATACTACCTTTGTTCTTGGACTGCGTATCTTAACGGTATCTTTGGGAGTCCCTTAGTGCCTCTCCTCGCTAAGCCCAAGACGGTCCAAGTACTAAGGTAGTAAGATTATATATAGAGGAGAGAGAGTAATGAAAGAGTACGGTACACTAAAGGAGTTTGGGTTTAATGTAGGAGATACTGCTTACCCTAAAGAACCATTCTTAAAGCCTTTTTATGTAACTGAGCTAGACCTAGAGAATATCTATCTGCAGGTACTTAACCCGGCCAATTATGCTCATATACTTATAACAGAGTCAAAACACACAACAGTACAAGCAGATGGGGGTCCAGCGAGCTATTATGATTATCCACCACATTGGAATACTCACAATGACTACGTGGAAGATAAGTCTAAGAATCAGTGGCTAGAGCACTCATGGCACTTAGCTAATGTGAGTAAGGTTCTCACTAGGTGGGGTGACAAAGAAGGTACTTCCAAGACCTATGAT